GCATTCCTCCCAGGCGTCTCGATCGCCTCATTCCACCGCCTCATTCATGGCGCCGCGCGTGGTTCATCACATCGGCCTGCAGGCCCACGCCCGGGCCGATGACATTGTTCACGACAATATCCCGGGCGCGCGCCGCAAAGGCCGAATCGCGCACCAGGGCGCGGGAGCGCGAGCGCATGATCTGGAGGCTACTGGCGAGCTGCGTATCGGCGCTCGTGTTGGAGACCTGCCAGGCGTTCGTGAGGCGCGAGGATTCGGCGCCAGCGTACATTGCGCCGTCCGAATCGGCCGCCCTGCTTATTGCCCGCTGGCGCGATCATTCGCGCAATTCGTGCTCGCAATCGCTCAAGCATTGCCGGTCCTTATGAATACCCGCGTTTGCTGCCGCCGCCTGCAGCGACGTCCGCGGCGCTCTCCTCGGCCTGCACTTCGAGCCGATAGGCTTGCGCAGCTCCATGAGCTCGGCGAACGTCCGCCTGGCGAGGGACCGTCCGGCGATCGTCATCGATTGCTGGTCCGTGGTGGCCGCGCCTTCGATCAGCGCCTCGATCGCATCGAGCACTTTCCGGGCATGCGTGCGCCAATCGGCATTGCCGGCGGCCCGCCGGATCGGGCTGCAGCGTCAATACGCCGCTCTCGATCGACTTGCGGGTCGAGCCGTTCGTGACCAAAAACAGCCACTTATAGCTGCCCGGCCTCAGGGCCGCCGTGGTCGCGGCCGGCACGGAGGCGGAAAAGACAGTCCCCGCCGCCGAGGCCACGACGTTGAAGGCCTTGTAGGCATTCTCGAAATACCAGACGCCCGACCAGGAGCTCGCCGGGTAATCGGTCGTCAGATCCCGCGTCCAGGCCCACAGATCGCCGGCGACGAGAGAATCTGGAACTTGATCGGGAGTCGTCGGCACTTATTTCCTCCAGCCCTTGACCCATCCGCGCCGCGGCAATTGCGGCCGCCGCGGCGCATTGAATGCCGGCGCCGACGGCGGTGATGATCGCCGGGCGCCTCCGGCGGCGGCGCGCTGCCCTTGGCGCCGCCGGCGGCGCGGTAGCTGAGCACCGTCAAGCCGCCGCGGCCGATCATGGCGGCATAGGCGTAGACGGTGCAGTCGAGCGCTTCCTGCTTCACGCCGGTCGATCGCGGCCGCCACAGTCGCACCCGGCGGCCCTGGCTGGTGCGATAGACGATGCGCTCGCTCGTGAGCTGCTCGAGCCAAGGCCTCATCGGTCGCCGCATCGAAATGCACGTAGCCCGGCCCGGGCTCAATCACTTTTTTCAGGCGCCCATAGAGCAGATCCTTGACCGTATCCACGCCGATCAGCCAGACATCGACCCGGACTTTCGCGCTCCGGCCCGGGCGCTTCGCCACACGAGGCGCCCCTGGCCGCCAGCGCCCTTGATCGCCCACACCGCGCGCGCCTTGCGCGCCGCGCAGTAGCGATACACCATGTTCGGTGAAATGCCCGCCCGAGTCCACGCAACAGGCCTCAATGCCGAGCGTCTCGCCGGCGTCGTGGCGAACTTGCGTTTCAGGAGCGCGTCCATGGTCGGCCCACACTGAGCCCGCCCGAGCTGGCCCGGATCGCCATTCATGACCAGGTGCTCGATGCGCCAGGCCTCCTCGTCGGCCCCCCATCCCCAGAGGGTCGATTCGAGCCGATCGTCCTGCACGTCGGTCCCGAGCGTGATGAGCTTCACGCCGGCCGGCAGGTGCGCGGCGCTGTAAGATTCGCGGCGCGCCAGCAGCCCCTCAGGCGCCACCGTCTCGCCCTGATCTTCCCAAGTTTCGCCGAGCGAGGAATTCCTCCACGTCTGCAGCGTCTCGGGCAGGCGCTTGGCCTGCAAAAACAGGATCGCGATCTCCGCCCAAGTGGCCCAGGGCGAGTACAGCTCGCTGATGTGAAAGCCGGCAATGCCGCGACTCGGTTTCGAGGCGCGCCATTCGCCAGCGAGAATCATGGCGGCTTTTGCGCCTCGCTGATCTCCGCGCCCGCAGTGCTGGCAGACGTAGACCGCCGCCTCCGGCCGGCCCTCCGGCCATCGCACCTGCGGCCAGGTGAGGCGCTGAAACTCTGCAATGCGGGCAGGAACGAAATAGTACCGCTGGTCCGAGGCCTCGAACCCTTCCTCGACCCGACTCGATCCTTTGATTGTCGGGTCGACCTGCGAGCATTTTGCGATTCCAAAATGTTGTCGATCGCTTCTTTCCGAGGCTGATCGGATCGCCCTCGGCGCCGGCCGAGCTCGGGAATTATCGGCTCATCGAACAGCACGATGCGGATCGCCGCGAGGCCAGGCCCGCCGGAGAATTGGCGCCGGCGATCGTCAAATGCACCGAAGCTCGGCCGGCGCCGAGGGCGATCCGATCAGCCTCGGAAAGAAGCGATCGACAACATTTTGGAATCGCAAAATGCTCGCAGGGTCGACCCCGACAATCAAAGGATCGAGTCGGGTCGAGGAAGGGTTCGAGGCCTCGACCAGCGGTACTATTTCGTTCCCTGCCGCCATTGCCAGGAGTTTCAGCGCCTCACCTGGCCGCAGGTGCGATGGCCGGAGGGCCGGCCGGAGGCGGCGGTCCTACGTCTGCCAGCACTGCGGCGCGGAGATCAGCGAGGCGCAAAAGCCGGCCATGATTCTCGCTGGCGAATGGCGCGCCTCGAAACCGAGTCGCGGCATTGCCGGCTTTCACATCAGCGAGCTGTACTCGCCCTGGGCCACTTGGGCGGAGATCGCGATCCTGTTTTGCAGGCCAAGCGCCTGCCCGAGACGCTGCAGACGTGGAGGATTTCCTCGCTCGGCGAAACTTGGGAAGATCAGGGCGAGACGGTGGCGCTGAGGGGCTGCTGGCGCGCCGCGAATCTACAGCGCCGCGGCACCTGCCGGCCGCGTTGAGCTCATCACGCTCGGGCGACGTGCAGGACGATCGGCTCCGATCGACCTCTGGGATGGGGGCCGACGAGGTAGCCTGGCGCATCGAGCACCGGTCATGAATGGCGATCCGGGCCAGCTCGGGGCGGGCTCAGTGTGGGCCGACCATGACGCGCTCCTGAAACGCAAGTTCGCCACGGACCGCGAGACGCTCGGCATTGAGGCTGTTGCGTGGACTGGAGGCATCCCGAACAGGTGTATCGCTACGCGCGGCGCGCAAAGCGGCGGCGGATTCAAGGGCGCTGGCGCCAGGGGCGCCTCGTGTGCCGAAGCGCCGGGCCGAGCGGCGAAAGTCCGGGTCGATGTCTGGCTGATCGGCGTGGATACGGTCAAGGATCTGCTCTATGGGCGCCTGAAAAAAGTGATTGAGCCCGGGCCGGGCTACGTGCATTTCGATGCGGCGACGATGAGGCCTGGCTCGAGCAGCGCACGAGCGAGCGCATCGTCCTATCGCACCAGCCAGGGCCGCGGGTGCGACTGGGCGGCCGCGATCGACCGGCGTGAAGCAGGAAGCGCTCGACTGCACCGTCTACGCTATGCCGCCATGATCGGCCGCGGCGGCTTGACGGTGCTCAGCTACCGCGCCGCGGCCGGCGCAGGGCAGCGCGCCGCCGCCGAGGCGCCCGGCCCGATCAATCACCGCCGTCGGCGCCGGCATTCAATGCGCCGCGGCGGCCGCAATTGCCGCGGCGCGGATGGGTCAAGGGCTGGAGGAAATAAGTGCCGCGACTCCGATCAAGTTCCAGATTCTCTCGTCGCCGGCGATCTGTGGCCTGGACGCGGGATCTGACGACCGATTACCCGGCGAGCTCCTGGTCGGGCGCTGGTATTTCGAGAATGCCTACAAGGCCTCAACGGCGTGGCCTCGGCGGCGGGGACTGTCTTTCCGCCTCCGTGCCGCCGCGACCACGCGGCCCTGGGCCGGGCAGCTATAAGTGCCGTTTTTGTCAACGAACGGCTCGACCCGCAAGTCGATCGAGAGCGGCGTATTGACGCTGCAGCCCGATCCGGCGGCCGCCGGCAATGCCGATTGGCGCACGCATGCCCGGAAAGGCTCGATGCGATCGAGCGCTGATCCGAAGGCGCGGGCACCACGGACCAGCAATCGATGACGATCGCCGGACGGTCCCTCGCCAGGCGGACGTTTCGCCGAGCTCATGGAGCTGCGCAAGGCCTATCGGCTCGAAGTGCAGGCCGAGGAGAGCGCCGCGGACGTCGCTGCAGGCGGCGGCAGCAAACGGCGGGTATTCATAAGGACCGGCAATGCTTGAGCGATTGCGAGCACGAATTGCCGCGAATGATCGGGCCAGCGGCAATAAGCAGGGCGGCCGATTCGGACGGCGCATGTACGCTGGCGCGAATCCTCGCGCCTCACGAACGCCTGGCAGGTCTCCAACCGAGCGCCGATACGCAGCTCGCCAGTAGCCTCCAGATCATGCGCTCGCGCTTCCCGCGCCCTGGTGCGCGATTCGGCCTTTGCGGCGCGCGCCACGTCGACCGTTGGGCAGGACGGAAAAACTAGTCATTCAGGGAACGGAGATTGGGAGAGAAGCAGCGCCGGAATATTGGGGTCCGTGAACATGTCATCGGCCCGGGCGTAACGGCCTGCAGACGATTGTGATGACCACGCGCGGCGCCAGAAGGAGCGGTGAATGGGCGATCGAGACGGCCTGGGAGAATG